CCTCTTCTTGGGTAGGTGTTGCCCATTCGCTGTGCTTCATTAAATTGCAATTACATCTACATTCTCAACTCCGTAGATTTGCTCAAGTGCTAACTCAACAGCGTTGACAAGCAAAGTTTCTGCTGCGAGTGTTTCGTAATCCGATACGCTCAACTTGAGGAAAACAACGGCAAAGGCAACGGCAACGGAAACGGAACAAGTGTACCCGTTAATTCAGGCATTCTCTTCGCACTCGCTATCGCAATAATCTTTGGACTATGGAAGCGATCCCATACATCACAACGCTATACATCGGAATCTTAATCGGCTACCACTTGCACCGACAAAAAATGAAACGAAAATGAAACAATTTCACAATGATACAACCGCAGCGATTGCAACCGCTATTTCAACGAGTTCGGCAGTCATCACTTTTACTCAAACTTGGCAGCCAGTTCTTACTTTTAGTGTGGGGATTATTGGTGTTGTATCGGGCATTTTGGCGGTGGTTTACTACCACAAGAAAATAAAGAGGATAGATGGCAAAGGTTAAAGTTGAGTCATCGTTTAGGGCAAAGCCAAAGAACAAACTCCGCAGACATACAAAGCACATTAACAAACACAAATCGTGGAAACCAAAAAGAGGACAAGGTTGAAGGGTTACTTCCAACCAACACCAAAGAGATTCCGAGTGCTTGGAGATTCCATCGCTGCGGGTTCTTTGTTTATCGCTGGACTAAATTTGGATCACCCAAAGTTGATGCTGATTTGTGGCGTTGCTGGTGCATTGGGAAAGTTCATCACAAACTTCTTCACGGATGAAACAAGTTAAATTCAACGGTTACTACAAAGAAGAGTCACCGAAATCACAAATCTATTTGCATCACACCGCTGGTGGTGGTGACGGAGTGGCAACCTTCAAGTTTTGGGATGCCGATCCAGTAAACATCGCAACCTGTATTGCGATAAGTCGGTCAGGTGAAATCGTGCAAGGGTTCTCATCTAAACATTGGGCGTTCCACTTGGGTTTGAAATCTGCTCACTTCAAAGGGTTACCATTCATCAAACTTGACAAGACATCCATCGGCATTGAGATTTGCAATTGGGGTTATTTGGTAGAGAAGAACGGCAAGTTCTTGAACTATGTCGGCAAGGAGGTCAAGGATGTTTGCAAACTTGACAAGCCGTATAAGGGATTTACCTATTTTGAGAACTACACGAAGGAACAAATTGCATCAACCAAAGAGTTGTTGTTGTTGTGGCGTGAGAAGTACAACATTGACTTGACATATCACGAGGACATTTGGCAAGTTACCAAAAGAGCTTTGAGCGGAAAGAATGGAGTGTTCACTCACAACTCGGTTCGTGCAGACAAAATTGATGTCTATCCGCACCCTGATTTGGTATCTATGTTGCAATCACTTTAAGTTGCTATTTGATTACGATGATATTCCAAAGGATTAATTTTCACGACAACAAACTGCCTGTGTTCAAGGAGAACAAGGCAAAGGGGTTCGTGACTTTCGGAGCAGACAATCTCTATCCCGATTTTCTCGTAGAGTTATTTAACAAATCACCCAAGCACAATGCCATCGTTTCTGCAAAAGCAAGTTATGTTGCTGGTATTGGTACTGATGTTTACGGACAAAACACCACCGACATCGCCAAAGCCGAAGCCAAATTAAAGAACATCAACGCCTATGAGACCTATGAGGAACTCAAAGCAAAGATTGCATACGATGCGGAGTTGTTCAATGGGTTTGCAGTGGAGGTTATTTGGAACAAAGCCAAGACCGCACCAAGCGAATACTATCACATCCCATTCAAGGATGTTCGCAAAGGTTTGGATGGTGAATACATTTATTGTGAAGATTGGACTGATGCAAAAGCACCACGCATCTCTTATCAACCTTACAACCCCATCACGAGAGAATCAAAGCAATTGTACTATTGCCAATTCTATCGTCCCGGTGAAGGCACATATCCGCTACCTGATTATGTAGGTGCGTTGAAATACATTGAGGTTGACACCGAGATTTCCAATTACTACTTGAATAGCATCAAGAACGGATTCACGGCACAAACTCACATCCAGTTGTTCAAGGGAATCCCCACACCTGAAGAAGCTCGTGCAACTGCAAGAAGATTCAAAGAGAATTATCAAGGCACGGACAATGCCGGTGGGTTAATCATCCAGTACAACGATCCTACGGAGAAGGAATCAGTCATTTCCAACCTTCAACCATCGGATTTTGACAAGCAATTTGACTTGTTAAATAAGACCGTACAACAAGAGATATTTGTTGCACACAAGGTCAACTCTCCAATGTTGTTCGGAGTTCGTGTAGAAGGTCAGTTAGGTGGCAGAACGGAATTGATTGAAGCATATGAGATGTTTCATCACGCATACATTGAACCACGCCAACAAAAGATTGATGATGTGTTCTCGTACTTGCTTGAACCTATCGCACAGGTAAGATTGGAGACCATCAACAAGCCACCAATCGGATTGGATTATCAGTCATTATTCACCGCTGGTGTAATTACAAACGAAGAAGCACGGAAAGAACTTGGACTTCCATTGATTACCGATGTTCAGCAATCTTCTTTGAACGATGCCATCAATGCTTTGAGTCCTTTGGTTGCAAACAATGTATTGTCAAATATGACAATCAACGAGAAGAGACAATTGGCAAACCTTCCGCCTATCGCTGGAGGAGATTCATTGCCATCAGCAGCACCAGTTGCGTTGTCAAAACAAAACCCTTTTGGATGGGACGATGAGCGTGACCTGATTGTGTTCAACAAGTACGGAGAAAAAGCAGAGCAGTTTGAGGAGGCACGATTTGAGTTTGCCGATGCGATTGAATCTGCCATCTTGAATGTGTTGAAAGAGAACAAAGGGTTACAGGTTGGAGACATTGTAAACATCACCAAACTTGACGCAAAGGTTGTTGCCGATGCAATTGCCAAACTTGCAAAAGCGGAATTGGTTAAGTCATACGAGGATGGATTGGAAACAACTCCGAAAGGATTGGAAGAAATCAAGAATCTGCAAACTGAATTGGTGGTTCGCTATCAATACGGACTTGCTCCAGGAATCAGCGGAGGACTTTTGATTGACACATCTCGTAAGTTCTGCACGGATGTTGTGAATAGCGGTCGTGTGTATTCTCGTGAGGACATCAATATGATGTCATCGGAGTTGGGATATGATGTGTGGAAACGCAGAGGTGGTTGGTATCACAATCCAACACTTGATGTAAACACACCACAATGCAGACACATTTGGGTTCAAAAATTATTGAGGAGAATTAAACGATGACCAACTTTGTATATTTCATTTCAACAACCTATTTGAAGGACCACACTCCTTTGAATGAGAATGTTGACGATAAATTGCTCAAGTCAGCAATCAAAGAAGCTCAAGAGATTTATATTCGGGATGTCATCGGTTCGGGCATATACAATGAGTTGCAGACACAAGCGTATGCAAACACTTTGACTGCCTTGAATGTCACCCTTTTGGATTCATACATCGCACCTTGTTTGAAATACTACACATTGACCGAAGCAATGCTTCCAATGACCTTCAAACTGATGAATAAATCGGTTGCATCAAGGGAGAGTGACAACGCTCGTGCCGTATCCGTTGAGGAGATGACAATGATTGAAGGCAGATACCGTGACAAAGCGGAATACTATGCGAATCGTTTGCGTGATTACTTGCGTACAAATACCAACGACTATCCGTTATTCTTGAATCCCGGCAATACCATTGACACCATCCGTCCAAAGAACACCGCTTTTGTGGGTGGCATCTATCTTCCAACTTCACAAGATTGTTATTGGAATTATGACTTCCCCAACGAGGACAAATAAGTGGCAGAAAAACAACGAGGCAAAGCTTCTCAAATTCCTGAAGAATGACACTAAACCAAATAATCAAAAAGATTCAAACCGCAGCCGAAAGCCATAAGATGGTCGGCAAGTTCGGAGTTGGTCAGCAGTCCAATCTAACGGTTGAGAATGTTGAATACTATCCGCTTGTTTGGTTGTATCCTGATGGGTTTAATCTTTCCACAACTGGAAACTTGATGACATACAACTTTGCTTTGCTGGTGATGGATCGTGTGTTTGAGAGTGAGAGCAATGTCATTGAGGTTCTTTCGGACACCGCACAAATCATTGCTGATGTATTTGCATTGATTGATAACAACACCCAAGATGACGAGGACTTTGAATTGGTAGTTACTTCCAACGCTTCACCTTTTTACGATGCCAAAACCGACATTCTTTCAGGATATGCAATCAACTTCCAAGTCAACACTCCTTATCTATTTAATACTTGCGTTGTTCCTGTGTAGCGTGTTTTTGGCTTTCCTTAATTTGGAGAAGCCGATACGCATTCAAAGACCAATACAAGTGGAGATGCACGAAAGAATCGTGGAAAGGGAGAAACTTGTAAGAGACACGCTCATCAAACGAATCAACTCATTTGATACTATCTACCTTGACACCTTCAAACCTTCAGCAGAGGGCTTGAAAAAGGCGATAGGACTACACATCCACTTGGACACCATATGAAAAAAAACAATGTAGTGCGAATTGAAAAGGGATGGGAGGAAACGAAAGTCCTTCTCATTTCGGATTTACATTGGGACAATCCCAAGTGTGACAGGGAATTGTTGAAGAAGCACCTTGACGAAGCACTCAAAGGAAATCACGACATACTCATCAACGGAGATTTGTTTTGCTTGATGCAAGGTGCGTACGATCCACGAAAATCCAAGAGCGACATCCGTCCTGAACACAACTCCGCAAACTACTTTGATGCCATCATCAACACCGCAGTTGATTGGTTTACACCTTACGCACATCTCATCAAGTTGGTTGCATACGGAAACCACGAGACCGCCATCTTAAAACGCCAAGAGACGGACATCATTGAACGCTTTGTGACTTTGTTAAATTACAAGACAGGTTCGGACATTCAGGTGGGAGGATATGGTGGATGGATTCGCATCCAGTTTGACGATGGCAGTACGACACAGTCATTCAAAATTAAGTATATGCACGGATTTGGCGGAGGTGGTGCGGTAACTCGTGGCACTATCCAGCACAACCGAATGAGCGTCAATGTAGAGGGTGCGGATGCGATTTGGATGGGGCATGTTCACGAGGACTATGAGATGACCTACACGGTGGAAGAGTTAACGACTAAAGACACCGTTCAATTGAGGGACATCTTGATGATTAGAACTTCAGCATACAAAGAAGAATACGGAGATGGATCAAAAGGATGGCACATTGAAAGAGGTGCAAGTCCAAAACCAATTGGAGGTCGCTGGTTAATTCTCAAACCATTCCGAGACAAGGCAACCACACGCAAGATTCACGCCTATACGCACAAGACATTATGATGAAAGTGCAAATCATACTGGAACAAAAGAACGACTCGTGGCTTGAATCCGTTGGCATTGAACCCGAGATTGTGCAAATCTTGGAGGATGGATTTGTAAATGAGCAACACATTGTCGCTGCTTGTGCGTTCTTTGAAAATACGCAACTATTTATGACCGGTGGACACATCATCGTGATTGAAGAGAGTTACTATACCTTTGTGAGACAATGGATGCAATTAACCCAACACACTACAAGCAAGGGGATATAGAGTGCATTGATGCGATTGAGTCAGCAACCATCAGGAAGAAGGGACTCATTGCCGTCTGCACCGCAAATGTTATTAAGTACCTGTGGAGATG